TGCTGGGCGTTCTCGGAGACCTTGATGTTTTCCTCGGCCTGCCCGCGGAGGTCCGAGAGCGCGTCCAGCTGCCGCTGGGCGGCCTGCGCGCCGGCGTCAAAGGACATGGCCCCGTCATTGTTGACGCTGGTGCCTTCCTCCACGCGCTTGGACAGTGTCTGCCAGTCGTCGGCGGTGGCCTGCAGGAATTGCCGGGAGTCCTCGGCGTCACCGGCCGCGGCGCGGATGGCGTCCTTGGCCTTGATCCCGTAGGCCTCGGCGTCCTTGGCGGTCTCCTGGAATTTCGTGCTGGACTCGTCGGCCCAGAACGTCATCCAGTTGTCCTCCAGGATTTCCCGGCCCCAGGACCTGATCTTCTCGGACAGGTCGATGTCGGCGATGTTCCCGCCGGCCTCGGCGATGGCATCAATCAGGTCCACCGCTTTCTGTTTGGCGGCGGTGTTGGTCTCGGCGGCCTCCTGCGCGGCGGAGATGGCCAGCCCGATCCCGGCGGCGGCGGCGAGGCCGGCGGCCATCCCGGCCGGGCCGAAACCGACAAAGGCGTTGGCGAGGACTTCCTGCAGCGCGTCGGCGCCGTCCTCGATGGACCCGAACGAGGCGGCGGCTTCCTTGGCCGTGGACGCCGATTCCTCTTTCATGTTGGACAGGCCCTCGCCCGCCCGGTCGGTGCCGTCCTTGACGGCCTTGCCGAGGTCCTTGCCGGCCTTCCGGGCGTCCTCGGACATGCCCTTAAACGCGGCGGATACCTTGTCCTCCAGGGTGTCGCCGGCCTTGCCGAGGTCTTTCAGGTCGTCGGCAACGTCGTCCAGGGCATCGGATATCCGGTCGGTGCCCTTGATTACGCCCTTGACATCGGCAACGAGGTCGATGTTGATGGCCACGGCGTTACCTTTCCTCTAGTGCTTTGTGGATGTTGCGGACGACGATCTGGACCCACATGGACGTCAGCCGGGGACCGAACTCGGCGAACGCGGGGTAAACGACGCGGCCCCGCCGGTTCCGCGGCGGCAGGCCGCGCCGCGTGTGGCGGGTGACCTGGTGCGTGCTGTGCTTGCCCCGGCGGGTGTAGGTGGTTTCCTTGTTCCGGTCCACGCCGAACTCCAGCGCGCCCCCGTCCCGGTCGGGGACGAATCCGCCGGACAGGGCCCGGCGGGAGGACGCGGCGACGGCGCGGGCCGGGTTGCCGGCGGCGATCCGGGCGCCCTTGCCGAACACGGCGGCGTCCATGGGGGTGCGGGCGCGGGAGGCCACGGCGTCGCGCCAGACCGGGTTCAGGGTCCCCCGGGTTTCCCGGCTGATGTCGGCCCGGACGGGTTTCTCGACCACCTTCAGCGCCAGCACCACGCCACGCAGCAGCACCACGGACTTGGCGCTGGGCTGAAGGACGGCCACCGGGCTACGCGGCTTCGGGGGTGATGGTTGCCGGGCCCTTGCCCTGCAGCACTGCGGTCGCGGCGTTGTAGCCCTGCGCGCCGCCGAACGTGCCCGGCGCCACGGCGGTGACGGTGTGGACGATCTTGGCGGTGCCGCCGGCCTTGGGCGTGAACTCCACGTCAATGTCCTGCCCGTGGTTGGAGCGCAGGAAATACCAGAACTCGCCCGGCGCCAGGGAGTCGGCGAACGTGACGTTGATGTTGTCCACCAGCGGGCCCACGCCGGAACTGTTGTTCCCGGACACGGGCCGGCGGCCGGTGGTCTCGAACGTGGTCACCAGCTGGGCGATGTCGATGTCATCGCCGAACTCGGTAAACGTCGGGTCCCCGGTGAGCTTGGCCTTCACCGAGGCGTTCTTAATGCTGTAATCGGTAGCCATGGGTTAGGCCCTTTCAGTGCGAACTTGTGATTTATAGACGTTCTCGGACTCGACATGGAACTTGACCAGCCAGCCCTGGAACTTCTCGGCGAACGTGGTGCGCTGGGCGGTGACCCCGGCGACGCCGGGCACGCGCTGCAGGGACAGCATCACCTCGTCCAGCACGTCGTCCCCGGCCGCCTCGGCCCGTTCCTCCAGCGCGGGCCCGACGATGGCCTGCAGCTCCAGCGAATGACGCAACAGGTTCGGGGTGTCCGGGGACGGGGCGAGGTCGGTGCGCCACACGCTGACCACGGGATCGGTCCCGACCTCGGAGGGCAGGTAGGGGAAGGCGTGGACCTTGTAGTCCGGCTGGTCGGTGCGGAGCTGGTCGGCGATCAGCTGGCGGGGGGTGGCCATCAGAACACGCCCCCGCGCCGGGTCGGCGGCCGGAGCAGGGTCCTGGCCTCCAGCACCAGCGGATAGGTGGAGATGGCGTACCCGTCCGGGCCGATGCTGTCAGCGTTGCCGGCCTTGGACCGGGCGTACAGGTGCTTGGCCTGGAGCAGCTGCGCCATCCGGTACCGGGCGGGGGTCTCCCTGCCCGGTACCGGGGCGGGCGCGTAGGCGGCACAGACATCGTGGGCGATCTCCAGCAGCTCGGACAGCGCCGGTTCCTCGGGGGCGTCCAGCCATTCCTGGGCCACGTCCTCGCTATCCAGCCAGCCTACGCGGGGCATTACTTGTCCTCTTCCGTTTCCTTGGGCTTGAGCGCCACGCCGTGCGCGGTCACGGTGCCCTTGAGCTTGCGCAGGTCCTTCTCGGCCTTCTCCAGCCGCTCGTCCAGCTCAGCCAGCCGGGCGGTGATCGAGCTGGCCATCAGGCCGCGGCGACGGAGACAATGCCCCGCTTGTCGGAGGTGAACAGGGCGTAGTAGCCGAACAGGCCGGCGTCGATGCCGCCGTTGGCCACGTCCAGGGCGTCCACGCGGATCGGGCCGCCGGGCAGCTCGTAGAGCGTGGTGGACGCGGACGCGCCGACGATGACCTTGCCGTTCAGCGAGGCCTGGGAGGCCGGGGCGCCGACGATGCGGAAACCGTTGAGCGAGCCTTCCTCCAGGCCGAGGGAGGCGTTGAGGAAAGCGAGCTTGTCCACCTCGGTGGTCAGCGCGAGCTGGCGGTACAGGTCGGCGCCGACGAGGGCGAAGTCAGGCACGGCGAACTCCAGCACGTTCTGCGCGCCGATGACGATCTTCTCCCACGGGTCCGTGGTGGCGTTGACCACGGCGGTGTAGTTCGCCGCGGTGGTCAGGTGGGTGAGGACCTTGCCGTCCATCAGCCGGGCGTAGTTGTCGGCGCGTTCCTTGTAGAACGATTCCCAGAACGCCGGGTTCGGCATGTCCACGTGGATGCGGTCCACCTTGTGCCCGGAGGCGACACGGGCCGCGCCGAAGTTCACGGACTCGGCGGTGACCACGTTGGTGGGGACCTCGGTAAGGTTCCCGGCGTAGTCGCCGACCTGCGGGGTCTGGACCCAGCGCCAGCCGGTCATGTTCTGGCTGGTCAGGGTTCCCTTGGAGACCAGCGGGGCGTAGCGCTGGAAGTAGGACCGGCCGGCCCACAGCTGGCCCACGAACTCGGGGACGGTCACCTCGTCGAACACGTCGGCCTGGATGATCGGGTCCAGGGCGAGCTGGACGGAGCCGGCCTCGGCGATGCGCTGGCGGAGCTCCATCCGCCAGGACCGGGGCGCGGCCGGGGTGGAGAGGGTGACGGGCGCGGCGGGGGTGGCCAGTGCCGTGGGGGCGGCGGGGGCAGCAGCCGGGGCGGCCGGTGCCGTGGGCGTTTCGGGCATAGTCAGTTCCTTCTGTTTCTTAGCGAATGCCACGGCTGCGGCAACTGATTCCACCTGCGCGTCCTGGAAGGCCGGGATAGCGCAGAGGGAAGTCTCGTACAGTTCGGCGGCCTTGACCGTGAGGTTCCAGTCATCGTCGAACTCGAAGTCGGTGGGCATGAAACCCACCGACAGGCCGTCCCGGAGGCCGGACTGCGCCTCGGCCAGCGCCCGGTCACCGTCCGGGCCCTCGGGCAGGTAAAACGTCGCGGTGGCGTCGTCCTCGCCCTGGGTGAACTCGGTCATGTACCCGAGCGGCTGGGACATGTCGTGGTCCCTGAGCAGCTTCACACGCCGGTACGGTTCCCGCGGCTGCAGCGCCCCGGACAGGATGGTGAGCCCGTGCGAGGCGGCAAGGGTGTTGAATACCGTGATCCGGCCGGTGATGGTCCGGGCGGCGGCGGAGGCCTCCACCTCGGTGGCGAGGGCCTGCAGGCGGATGGGCTCAGGCATCGGGGGTCTCCTGTTCAGCGGGCGGGGCGACGGCGGTGCCGGTGTTGCCCTTGGCGTCGGTGGTGGTGTCAAACGCGGAAGTGTCAAACGCAAGGCGCGTGCCGGGGGCGGTCACATCATCCTGGGACAGGCGCGCCTCGATGGGGCGGAGGAACGTCCGGATGGACAGGTCCAGCAGCTCGTTACGGTTCTGCAGCGTGTTGCTGTAGGTGTCGGAGGTTCCGTTATTGCCCTCCAGCAGCGAGGCGTTAATGTTCAGGTGCCCGGCGATTTCCAGGCGGGCGGAGTTGCGCGCCTCGGACAGCATGTCCATAGACCCGTCACCGAGGGCCTTGACGTCAAGCCAGGCCGGGGACACGGCGGCGGCGCCATTCTTGGAGGACCGCGCCTGCGCCCATTTGCGGGCGATTTCCTCCACCTCGCCCTCAACGAGGACGTTGCCTTCCTCATCCAGCACGGCCGGGGCGGGCGTGAAGTTGGCGTCATTGATGTGCAGGTCCAGCAG